GGCAGACCGTCACGGTCCGCATCCAGCATCACGAAAGCGCGCGGGTCCGTTTCATCGACAATGGCGCAGTAATCCGCGGTGAAAAAGACCTGCTGCATGGGGCAGTCGCCATCTGGGTCCATAAAAGAAGCGCCCCACCCACAAGGGGCGAGGCGCGGTTCAAGCACGCGGATAGTTATGGAGGTTGCAGTTGGTCTCGCTTCTTCAGCAGAGAGGCACTGACACCACCCGGTATTTACCCCGCTCCGGCCCCGGGCGCCAACAATCCCGCCTCGAGCCGCGCCTGGATGGCGAGCGCCGTCTGAAGGGTCGTTTTCAACTCGGCGAGGTCCGCGGCCGGGTCATACGCTGGGGGCGGCACCGGCTCCGGTTCTGGCGGCGGCTCCTCCGGCGACCAGCCATCGCCCGGCGCAAACGTGTTGCCCCGCGAGCCTTCCTCTTCCGCGGCATGGGTTCCCCGCGGCACGGTGTAGTCGCGGAACGTCACGCCGTGGCAGGCATAGCTGGAGCCGTGTCCGTCGGCAAAGAGCACCGCCCAGCGATCGCCCGCCGTCCAATCCTCGCAGAAGCGCTCGAACGTGGAGTCCTGCACCGCCATCAGCGAGATCGGGGGCGTCCCCCCGCTGCCGCAGTGCTCAAACACCAGTTCCGAGGCCTGGACGCCGGTAATGACCGCCTCCATCCCAGCTCCGTTACACTGGATCCCGCTCCCGGTCACCCGCCGCACCGTGAGGCCGCGGACCTCGGAATCGTCCGCGTTTCCCGAGATGTAGAGGCCGTGCCGCTTGTCGGGCGGATACTCCCGCGCTACGGAAGAGTCGGGGCTGGTCCGGCTGTCCTCTACGGTGATGTTGCTGTAGGTCCCGCCGCGGCAGTCGCCGGTGATGATTCCCTCAATCGAGCAGTGGTGGATGTACAGGTCCGAGAGCTGAATGTCATCCGCCGCCGTAATGCGGATCCCGCGCCCCCGGCTCTCCCGCACCTCCAGGGGACCGGCGATCGCCAGCCGGTGACAGCCGTCGTGAAACCGCATCGAGCAGGGGGGTTCCCCGCCGCCTGGCTCGATGCTGCCTTCGATCACCACGTCCTCACCGCCGAGGATCGTCATGTCCGTCGCGCCGCTGAACTCCACCGGCCGGTGTACTCCCGGCAGGAGCTGGATCGAGAGGCCGCGCGCCGCGTTCGGCCAGGGGTCGTCAGGGCGCTTGGTGATGCTCGCCATCGTGCTTCCGCCTCTCGCGCTCCTCGTGCTCTCTGCGCCGCCGGAGGATGTAGGTAATGCGGTTGACCCAGACGGCCGCCACGATGAAGAGGCCCGCCGCCGCGATGAAGTGGTTGTGATACCTGGGCTTCACCACCGTGCTCGCCCAGATGCTCCAGCCCGCCAGGGCCAGCATCCCCGCGCCTGGCGGCGGGTTGGCGCTATTCGCCCAGCGGAAGATGCGCTCTTTCAGGGTCTCCGGCGTGGGCGGGGGGCGCCCGCTCTGCGGGCCCACCGGTTTCTTCACTTCCCGGTCCCGTTGCCGTTCCTTCGCTGCCATGCGCCCACCCCCAGGGCGGCGAGGCCTGCCGGGACCGCAATCGTCGCCTGGCCCTCGAGGAACTTGCGCGCGCCGTCGGAGAGCGTCCGCCGGGTGGATGCCCAGAACAGCACGATGCCGACGACGATAATCAGGATGCCCGGCAGCAGCGCCTTCATGAGGGATGTGCCTTCCCGCCTGGGATGAAGCGGCGGCGGCGGTCCGGGCGTAGGTCCGGCCATAATCTCACACCAGCCGAGGGTTGTCATGACGCCGCGTTAGCGCAGCGCTCCTTGCTGCTCCGCAGGAACTCCCGCGTCCGCGCTTCGACGGCTTCGCGCGGCTTGCCGGTGCGTAGCATCCCGCTCATCAGGTTCTCGAGGTACCAGTAACCGCCATCGGGCCGGGGATGATACTGATAACGACGACATCCCGCACAGATAGGAAACCCGCGCACACGCCTCCCAGTCGGCCGATCGCAGCAGAGACAGGGCAGTACCTCTTTCGAATCAGGCCACCGGGGCACCTGGCCGCCTCCCATTTGGCTGGGGTGCTCCATTCTGCACCGCCGCGGCGTCCCCGCTGCTCTCCGCTGCACCGTTCATCCCGTCAAGAGCAGCCTGCTGCATCTCCTGTTTCTGCTCGGCTTGCTGCGTCAGCATCTTCGCGCCGACGTGCTCCGCGGGCAGCACCTCCGTGCCCTGGGGGATGTAGTAGACGTCATCCTCATCGGTGCTCTGAAGGCCCAGCTTCGTGAGGAACTGCCCCCGGGTGATGCCGCCCGATTTCAGTTCGTTCACGGCTCGCGTGGAGAGGGCGTTCTCGTCGTCGGCGAGTGCCCGCACCTTCGAGAGGTCGAACTCCACGCACTCCGTCTCGTCATCCGAGTAGTCGGGCAAGAGCTGGAGCGTGAGATCCTCGGCGACCTGCTTCCAGGCGGGTACGAGCGCGCCCTCATAGGCGGCTTCCCGCGCCTCGGCGAAGTTACTGTAAGTCTTGTGCGCGGTCCCACTGGAGATGCCGATCACCATCGCCGAGAGGCCGAACAGCCCGCAGACGAGATCCGCGCTCTCATAGGTCATGCTGCCGAGGTCGAGTTCCGCGGGCGACATCCCGATTTTCACGGCTTCCAGCGCCCAGTTGGGGATGATCGGCTTGCCGCGGTTGGCGCCCGCCACCCGCTCTGCCCAGAGGGCGTGCAAGAGCTTCGCCTGTTCCGCGGTCATCGGCCGGGTGGGGTCCTTGCTCTGCAAGAGGTGGCTCGGCACGCCCATATTGCGGAGTATCTGCCCGCGGTAGAGGGCTGATTCATTCAGGGCGCCGATTTCCCTGAGCGCCGAGGAGAGCGGTGAGAGGCCGTTCCGCTCCTGGATCGGGTCGCCGCCGAAGCGGAAATGGACCAGATCCTTGATCGGGATCTTGTCCTGGCGCTGGTCGACCCGGAACAGGTAGTGGTCGATGAACTCTTTCCCGCTCGTATCCCACTGCGGGATCAGCCGGTGCTGCGGAATGTGGTAGAGGGCTGTGATCGTGCCGCCGGCGTTGCGCTCTTTATAGAGAAACGCCTGGCCGAAGATGCTCCGGTCGAAGATAATCCGCTGCCAGAGGCAGTCCGAGCCGTAGAAGGGATTGGGGCGCTTGAACGCCAGCGTGAGCGGGTGGCGCGCGACGTTGTCCTCCTCGCCGTCCTCGTTCTATTTCGTGACATGGAGCGGTGCCTCGGGGAAGGCACGCATCATAAAAGCGGCGCACGCCATCACCACGCCATTGCGATAGAGGTCGCCGGCCGCCTCGTGGAAGTCGTAGCCGCGGAGCGCCCCCTCCCACATCCACCAGTCGTGAAAGCCGGTCGTCTGGACGCCCTGGCCACCGTAGGCGGGAAACCGGAGGGCCGATTTAAGGGCAGACCAGAGATTCACCGTTTAGCCTAGCTCCTCGGTCGGATCGAGCGGATCGATGTTGGCGGGATGGACCGCGCGCCGGCGCCAGCCCGCCCCTGAAGCAGAGGCGTACGGGGTCCCACGGACCAACCATTCACAGTACTTGAGCCGCTCCTCGCGCGCGGCTCGTACCTCGGCCCGGGTCCGCTTCGGCTTTGGGGGCGGTACCGCGGCCCTGACCAGCCGGACAGGCAACCACGGGTCCCGGGACTGAAGTGAATCGGCCGCCTCCTTGAGTAGCCGCGTTATCTCGGCGGTGGATACCAGGATGTTTTCCGGTCTTGCCACGTCAGAAGAACTCCCGGGGACATTTCCGTACCGGATTTGTCCTTGCTTGCTTGTCGCTCAATAAAAGGCCCAGGGTTCTGATTGCGCCAGTGCCGCCAGCGCCCCCGAGAGGCAGTCCACCTGGTCGTCGTGGACGCCGTCCGCGGGGAAGGCCGCCACCTCATCGAGAAAGGTGCTATTCCAGGGCGCCGAGAGAAGCCGCACTCTACCCGCCTCGGCCTGCGCACTCGCGGGGCGCGCCCGCTCGATTTTGCTGCCCGTGGTGCGCCGCGGATAGAAGGCCCAGCCGGAGAGCACCTGCGCGCCGTAGCGGTCCGTCACGCTCTTACCGGACGCGCCGGGTTCCTGCTCCATATAGATAGCCGTGCCCGTGCCGTCTACCTCGGCGCAGTGCCGCACGAGCCGTTCTACCTGGGCCGGTGACTCCCGCACGCGCTGCACGTCGAGAATGGTGAAATCCCCTGCATCGCCTCTGGCCAGCAAGAGGCCCACGGTGTAGTCGGGGTCCGTGCCCGGTTTCGGCTCCGTGGCGGCGAGGTCCCAGTAGCGGCACCGTTCCGCGGCGGCCGGTTCTGTCTCTACTAGAGAAAACCACTGGCGTTTGAAGAGACTGCCTTCCGGCAGGATATCCCAGTCGCCGGAGAGCAGCTGCGCGCGCGTCACATGGTCGAGCTGGAGCAGCGCCCTTCGGTACTCCTCGCGGTCCAGGTGCGGGTTATCATCGAGCCGGGCAGGGATGAAGGTGCGGCCCTCGGCGGCTCCCTCGGTGATGAAGCGCCGCTTCACCCATTCGTGGCCCACCCCGCCGGGATTGCTGGCGCTGCGCACCCTGAGCGGCACCTTCGAGCCTTCCCGCCTCCGCACGCGGGACAGAAGATAGCGATACTGCGTCTCGGAGAACTGGCTGAGTTCATCCCAGCCGAGGAATTGGAACTCCGCTCCCTGGTAGCGGTACTTGTCCGATTCGTTCTCCAGGTAGCCGAACGAGATACTGGCCCCGGAGGGGAATACCCAGGTTTTTTCCTTGTCGCGCCACCGTGCTGCGGTCGGCCGCCACCAGTCCGCAGCGCGGTCCATCAGCGCCCCGGGGAGCGAGAGGTCCACGTAACTGCGGCGCAAGAGCAGTGCGGCGTAATCGGGATGATGCACCTGCTGGAGCGCCGCCATGAGCAAGGCGCTCGATTTACCCCCGCCGGCCGCCCCGCCGTAGAACGCCTCGAACCCATCGACCTCGAGGAACTCCCGCTGTTTTGCCGTCGGCGACTGCGGGCAGTAGGAAGCGCGGGCGACCGGGAACTCCGCGGCGAGCTGCGGCAGCATCGCCACGCCGGTGCGGAGCAGTTCCCGCCCGCCGGGCACCTTCAGGACCGCAGTGAGTTCAGGGGGATATGGGCTCTGAAGCGTCTGCTTCGGTGGCGGGTTCGTCGTCACTGCCGGCATAGCCGAGCGCCTTCAGCATATCCGCCCGCGGGAGGGCCTGTAGCTGCTGCATCGCCTTCAGCAACACGTTGACGGTGATCTGGTCGCCGTACTTCTCGCGCCGGTGCGCCTTCAAGAGGAAGATGAGCAGGGTATCGCTCGTCTTGCTGGCTCGCTGGAAGGCGATCCGCTCGAGGCGATCCACGGCGATCGCTTCCGCCTCGGCCCACGCCGCCGCGAACTCCGGCTCTTCGCTCCGCACGTGATAGGGGAGTGTCCGATCCACGCCGGCCGCCTTCGCCGCGTCGGAAACGTTGGCCCGCAGCGCCAGGTGGGTAAGGAACCGCTTACGCCAGTCCCTTTTACGTGTCGAATCTGTGGAGCGTGGCATACAAATAGCCCTGACGCCGTGCGCCAGAGCATAGGGGACCCAACCCAAACCTGTCGCCTAGAACTGCGGACGACGCTGCCGATGCTGCAGGATGACTTTCAGCGCGGCGTGGTGAGGCGCTGTCAGCTCGCGGACCGTCGGCTTTACCGTGGGATGGATGCGGGACTTCTCATCCTCCGCGTTCCCGATAAGGCGGAGTTCCTCCTCCTCGCCCTCGGGATTGGTGAAGGTCGCCCGCTCTCTCATCGGATTGTTATCACAAACGGAGAGCACATCCTTCGCCGTCTCGGTGTGCCAGGCAAGGAGCTTGGCGGCCGCGGCGCCCGTGATGCCGCGGGCGCCGTTCTCGGTGGTGGCCAGCGCCGCGGCGATGAGCCGGTCTTGCGCGCCGCCCGCCTTGAGGCGCAGGGCGATCTCCTCCGCGCGGGAGAGGTCGGCGCGGTCCGCGTGGCGCGCTC